GGACGTCGAAAAGTAGGCCCACTGCTAAGCCCAAGCCGCCTACCAAGACAAGGGCTCAGCGACAAGCCGAACGGCGCAGAAAACTCGAAGCCGAGGTAAACGCCCTCAAGGCACGCCTGGAAAAGCTTCGAACCGCTTTGGCTGAGTTGACCAAGCAAGCCAAGGCCCGGAGCGGGGTCAAGCCCAGCAGTAATGCTCCGAAGAAGTCGACTGCCAAGAAGACAACGGCCTCGAAGCAAACCGCTTCGCAAAAGGCCAAAGCTGCGAAGCAGTCGAAAGAGTATTACGAAAAGCACAAGGACGAGATCCTCGCTGACGAGGTCAAGTCCTTGAAGGGCAAGATCAAAACTATCCAAGAGCGGATCGAGAAGATGCGCAAGAACGGCTCCGTCGGAGCCCGGAAACCCACAGCAAAGAAGTAGGAGGGAGACGGTCAAAATGGGAGTAATCGAAGCTGACTTCGGCGGCTGGGCCACCAAGGCTGGTCTCAAGTGCACCGACGGTCGAACGATCATGCGCGGTGCCTTCGAGCAGATGCACCACCAGCAGGTACCGCTGGTCTGGCAGCACGGCCACAGCGACGCCAAGAACGTCCTCGGTCACGCCGTTCTCGAGCACCGGGACGAAGGCGTCTACGCCTACGCCTTCTTCAACGACACCGAGCAGGGCAAGAACGCCCGGACCCTTGTCGAGCACGGTGACATCAAGTACCTCTCCATCTACGCCAACAACCTGGTGGAGAAGGCCAAGAACGTCATGCACGGCGTGATCCGCGAGGTGAGTCTCGTTCTCGCCGGAGCCAATCCCGGTGCCACGATCGACTTCGTCAACATCCAGCACGGCGACGGCTCCGTCTTCGAGTCCGAGGAGGAGGCGGTCATCCACACCGGCATCGTCCTGGACCACGCCAACTTCTCCTCCGAGGGCCCCGACGAGGACGACGAGGACGACGAGGACGAGGACGACGAGGACGACGAGGACCTCCAGCACGCGGCCGACGACATGACCATCCAGGACGTCTACGACACCCTGGACGAAGAGCAGAGGAACGTCGTCCACTACCTCATCGGTGTCGCCCTGGAGGACGCGAAGTCCTCCGCGGCCCACTCCGCAACCGGAACGACCATCACCCACGAAGGAGGCGACGGCATGTCGCGCAACGTATTCGACCAGAACGCCGCCAGCAAGACCGGCGGGTCCATGAAGCACGCGCTCACCCAGGACGACGTCAAGGGCATCTTCGCCGACGCGGTGAAGGTCGGTTCGATCCGCGAGGCCGTCAACAACTACGCCCTCCAGCACGGCATCGAGAACATCGACACCCTGTTCCCGGACGCCAAGATGGCCACCGGGACCATCGACCTCGAGAAGCGCCGGACCGAGTGGGTTTCGTCCGTCCTCAACGGCACCCGCAAGACCCCGTTCTCCCGCATCAAGACCTTCACGGCCGACCTGACCCAGGACGAGGCCCGTGCCAAGGGCTACATCAAGGGGAACTACAAGGAGGAGGAGTGGTTCGGCGTCTCGAAGCGGACCACCTCGCCCACCACGATCTACAAGAAGCAGAAGCTCGACCGTGACGACATGCTCGACATCACGGACTTCGACATCGTCGCCTTCCTGAAGGCCGAGATGCGGCTCATGACCGAGGAAGAGGTCGCCCGCGCGATCCTCGTCGGCGACGGCCGTGCCCCCGGTGACACGGACAAGGTCAAGGACCCGCTGGGTGCCTCCGACGGAATCGGCGTCCGTTCCATCGTCAACGACCACGAGCTCTTCGTCACCACGCTGAACATCAACGTCAACGACGCGGACTCCTCCTACGAGGAGGTCGTCGACGCCGTCATGGACGGCATGGAGTTCTACAAGGGCACCGGCACGCCGACCCTGTACACCACGGTCCGCGAGCTCAACAAGTTCCTGAAGGCGAAGGACGGCATGGGCCGTCGCTACTACGCCAACAAGAGCGAGGTCGCCCAGGTCCTCGGCGTCAAGGACATCCAGCTCGTCGAGCCGCTCAACGAGCACCCCGACATCATCGGCATCATCGTCAACCTCGACGACTACAACGTCGGTACGGACCGCGGCGGCGAACTGACGATGTTCGAGGACTTCGACATCGACTACAACCAGCAGAAGTACCTGCTGGAGACCCGTCTGTCGGGTGCCCTGGTCCGCCCGAAGTCGGCTCTGGTCCTCAAGAAGACCGCCTCGAACAGCGTCCTGGCGACCCCGCAGGAGCCCGGCTACAACACCAGCACCGGTGTCATCACCATCCCGACCGTCACCGGCGTCACCTACAAGGACAGCGACTGCGTCACCATGACCTCCGGTGCCCAGACCGCCCTGGCACCCGGTGCGTCCGAGACCGTCAACGCGGTCGCCAACTCCGGCTACCACTTCGCGAACACGGCCCAGGACTCCTGGACCTTCACGCGTCGCGCCTGAGATAGGCGCAACCAGTCATGACCCGATTTTCAGGAAAGGTGGGATACGGCGTAACTGTTGAGACCTCCCCTGGCGTACACGAAGACCAGATCGTCGAACATATTTACTTCGGTGATGTAGTTCGGACTTCGGTGAGTTTCAGGGCAGGTGAGAGTGTCAACAATGACCTCTCGGTTGGTAATTCGATCAGCATTGTTGCTGATGCTTTTGCGAACGAACATTTCTTTGCCGTTCGTTATGTCGAGTGGGCGGGGACCCTGTGGGCCGTTACTGAGGTCGAAGTACAGGCTCCCCGTCTCCTCTTGCGGCTAGGGGGTGTCTACAATGGCCCCAAGCCAGAAGCGCCTTGAGCTTCAGGCACTCCTGGAGGGGGTGCTGGGAAGTACAAACGTATATTTCCAGCCCCCGTCTAACGTGCAGATGAACTACCCCTGCATCGTCTACGCACAGGACAATGCAAAGACTGAGTTCGCTGACAACAGCCCATACAGTCGCGCCAAGCGATATCAGTTGACGCTGATCGGTCGGAATCCGGACGACACAATGCTCCTTTCCGACGACATCGCTCAGCTACCGTTGTCCAATCTGAATCGTATATTCACGGCGGACAACCTCCACCACCACGTCTTCAACCTCTATTTCTGAGGGGAACAAACTCATGGCAGTCCTCACGTGGGACAAGGCTGGCGAGCGGTACTACGAGACCGGCGTCGACCACGGTGTCCTCTACATCCCCAACAGTTCCGGCGTCTACAACGAGGGTCACGCCTGGAACGGCCTGACCGCCGTCACCGAGTCGCCCTCGGGTGCCGAGTCCAACCCGCAGTACGCGGACAACATCAAGTACCTGAACCTCGTCTCGGCCGAGGAGTTCGGCGGCACGATCGAGGCGTTCACCTACCCGCTCGCCTGGGAGCAGTGCGACGGCTCCGCCACCCCGACGCCGGGTGTCTCGCTCGGTCAGCAGGGCCGGAAGTCCTTCGGTCTGTCCTACCGCACCAAGCTCGGCAACGACCTGGACGGCCAGGACCACGGCTACAAGCTGCACCTCGTCTACGGTGCCCTGGCGGCCCCGTCCGAGAAGGCCTACGCCACCGTCAACGACTCGCCCGAGGCGATCACGTTCAGCTGGGAGTTCACCACGACTCCGGTCGAGGTCGGCACCATCGCCAGCGTGACGTACAAGCCGACGGCTTCGCTGACGATCGATTCCACGAAGGTGGACGCCGGTGACCTGGCGACCCTGGAGGAGTTCCTCTACGGCACTGCCGGAACCGATCCGTCGCTTCCGACCCCGGCCGAGGTCATCGCCATCTTCTCCGGCACCGTGCTGACGGTCACCCCGACCGAGCCGACCTACGACAACGCCACCAACACTCTGACGATCCCGAACGTCACCGGTGTCACCTACTACATCGACGACGAGCCGCAGGCCGCGGGTCCGGTGGTCCTGACCTCGAACAAGATCGTCGAGGCACGGCCGAACCAGGGCTACAAGTTCACGCAGCCGTCCGACAGCGACTGGCTCAAGGGCGACTTCTAGTCGTCAGAGAAGCAGTGAGGAGGTCAGAGAGTGCTCACAATCATCGTCCCGTTGGAGGAAGGTTTCGACGACGCGACGAAGAAGTTTGTTGTTGCTAAGTCATTCAAGCTGGAGATGGAGCACTCTCTGGCCACCCTGTCAAAATGGGAGTCATTCTTCGAGAAACCGTTCTTGGGTAAAGAAGAGAAGACTCCTGAAGAGACGCTCTGGTACATCAAGGAGGCGATGACACTTACTCCGGATGTTCCTCCGGAGATTTTCGACCGCCTCTCCAATCAGAACGTCGACGACATCAACAACTACATCGCCGCCAAGATGACGGCGACTTGGTTTGCCGAACGAGGACCCCAGAAGCGAAACACAGAAATCGTAACTGCTGAGGTGATCTACAGTTGGATGATCACCTTGAACATCCCGTTCATTCCTTGTCAAGACTGGCACTTGAATCGTCTGCTGACTCTTGTTCGAGTCTGTAACGAGAGAAACGCTCCGCCGAAGAAGATGTCCAGGGCTGAGGCTCTCCGACAGCAGCGCCGCCTCAATGCACAGCGCCGCTCTCAGTTCGGTACGAATGGATGAAAGGAGGTTTTTGAGTGACGCGACTCAAATGGGATACCCCGGGTAATCGCCTGTATGAAGCCGGAATCGACCGCGGCGTTCTGTACATAGATGGTCAGCCCGGAGTTACTTGGTCGGGTCTAACGTCTGTCGAGATGGCTCCCACAGGAGGCGGAGCAAAGTCGTACTACCTCGACGGCAACAAGTACATGCTTGCTTCGGCTGCTGAAGAGTTCGGCGCCACGATCAACGCCTTCACATATCCAGTGCAATTCGCCTTGTGTGACGGTTCGGCGCAACCCCGACCGGGTCTTCATCTCACGCAACAAAGGCGAAAGACATTCGGGTTCTCCTATCGAACAAAGGTAGGGAGCGACCTGAACGGGGATCTCGGATACAAGATCCACCTCGTCTACAACGCACTCGCCGAACCGTCTCAGCGCTCATATTCTTCCACCAGCGATACTGTCGACCCGATCGAGTTCAGCTGGTCCATCACAACGAAACCGCCGGTCATACCAGGGTACAAGCGTACGTCTCACGTCGAGATCGATTCCAGGACTACCGACAGTCAGGTTCTGGAGCTCATCGAGACTACGCTGTACGGCGATGATGAGAACGTTGCCAGACTCCCCAGTTTCGATGAACTGGTCGAGATGTACGACGCGTTCTTCGTCTTCGTTGTCACTCTCAATGGCGACGGAACTGCGACCATATCCGGACCTGACGACGCCATCACACAACTCGACGATATTCTTCTCCAGTTCGACTGGCCGACCGTCGTCGAAGTTGATCCCGACACCTATACGATCAGTGACGGTTAAGGAGGTTCAGTGCCGTACGTACAAACGGTCATCGATAATTTCGATGCCGCGTCACTCGATACCTCCAAGTGGGAAACCACACAGGGTCCGGGTACAACTCAATCTGGCGGACTACTACACCAGGCTTGCGTCGCGGATTATCCCCGAATAGAA